AACGTTTAGGTTAGTTGAAAGAGCAGGAGCGTAATCTAATACACCCGCCATTGACAATGCACTTGCTACGTCTGAAGAACATAGAATAAAGTTTCCTTTACCTCTTCTTGTTTCTTTAGCAATTGTGTTTGATTCTCTTTCGATTTGGAATAATAAACCTTTGAATTTCTCAACAGACCATCTTCCGTTTGCATCAACGTCTAAGTTGAATGTTCCAGCAGAAGCAGTTGCTGATGCACCTGTTTTTGCTTGTACATTTACTGTTCTAACAACTTCTCTGTTAATCTCTGCAAGAATTTCTGATGAAAGAATATTCGCAAGTTCTGACTCAGCGTCAAGACCGTGGATTGCTTTGAGGTCTTGTGCAAGTTCTAATGTGTATTCTGCTTTTAATGCTCTTGATTTTGCAGTCACAGTTGCTTTCTCTATTGAGAATGCCATCTGAGCAAAACCGTTTGATGCTTCAACATCACCTAATGCTTCTGCAGATGCAGTTGACATACCTGAACCAGTATGTGTTGCATAGTCAGAGTTAAAAGGGTCTGAGTTAGCCGTAGCTTGTAAACCGTCAGTCACTGTTTGGTTTTCTGAAGAATAACGTGATTCAACTTCGTTGATTCCCATTGCTTCAGTTTTATTTACCACAGATACTGATGGATAGTCGTTATACCTTGCTTTCATTGCAAAGATAAGTCCTGTCGGGCCAGTCATAGGTTGAACGCCACAAATGTCGTATGCAACGAGATTTGGCATAGCTCTTCTAACTAGGGATATTAAAATCGGGTCCCAGTTTGAAATTGAACTACCAGTAGCATTTAAAGGTGCTGCTTCCGCCAATTGAGCTCTGTCTTCGTTTAGAGCATTCTCTTGGTTTTCAAGGATAACAGCAGTAACAGCACGTTTGTAGTTGTCTTCGATTTTAGGTAAATCGGAGTGTTCTAGAATCGGTTGCCACTTTTCTTGTAAGTTTTCTGATAAAAACATTTTTTTTCCTTTATTAAGTAAGTCTTAACCTAATGGTTTTAACTTACTGATTGCTTGTGTATACTTTGCCATTGTAGGGTCAGTCTGAACTTCTGTAGATTGCTCTACTTTAAATTCTTCAGAACCTTCAACAACTAAAGTTTCTTCAACTACACTTTCACCTTCTGCAGGAAAGTAAGCTTCTTTGATTTCAGAAATCTTCTCAGCGAAGTCTTCTGCATCTTTAAAGTCTACTCCTTCAGCAAGTGAAGATAGTTTCTCTTTTTGTGTTTCAGTCAAATCTTTCGATGCTTCTGAAACTACGTTATCTCTTTTGAGGGTGTCTAACTCTTCAGTGATGTCCATATTTCTATTTACTTCACTGTCAAGTTTTTGTTCCATCTCGTCAAGACGATTTGCAAGTTCATCGATAACATCATACTTATCTTCAGGAACGTCAACATAATGTTCTACGAACAATGTTTTCAAACCTTCGATAAAGTTTTCTGTCATTTCTGACCTTAAACCACGTTCTATAGCAAGTTCGTTTTCTTTCGTCCACTCTTCTGCACAATACGTTAAGTACTTATCAACTGCTTCCGATAGGTCACCTTTGACAGTCTCAACTGTGGTTTTTAATTCTGCTTCATACTGCGATTTCAATTCTTCAGATACTTCTTGTACCTTACTTGAAACTGCTGCTTTGAAGATTGTTTTTGCCTTTTCTGCATTTTCTTCAGAAAGGTCTAATGCTTCTGAAATTGCTGATAGGTCGTCATCTATTTCAATTTCAACAAGAGAAGATTCTAATTCAGATGAAATTTCTTCAGAAACAGATTTCTCTTCTTCTTGTTCACCTTCTTCGTCTTCTTTCTTCTTGTTTGCGTTCAGTTTACCATAAGTTTCTGCAACTTCTTCTTCAGTCATAGACTTCAAAGACTCTACTACTTTTCTAGCAACTTCTGCTTTTGTCAAACTTTCGTCAACTTCTTCTTCAGATATTGTTCCCAATACTGATTGGATGTCTTCCTTAGTCATTTCCTTCATATTGTTGACGATAGCTTTGATAGATTCCATTTTAGAAGCTTTTAATTCGTCTTTTTTAGACTCTTTTTCATCTTCCTTAATTGAATCTGCTTTTTCAGCTTTACCAGCATTTTTCTTCTGAGCATCACCTTCGTTAGACGGTGCTGTTTCAGCTTTCTTTACTGATGCAACTGATTTGTCAACAGGATTTTCTTCGGGTTTGACGACTTCAACTTTACCACTTCCAATTTCTGCGGCATCAGATGAACCTTGTTTGACTGGTTTTGAATCTCCTTTCTCAGCACCGTCATGAGGTTGTTTTACCTCTTCGATACTTTCTAGGTTGTTTTCTAAATCTGCCATTTTTTTCTCCTGTTATTAGTTTCTAATGAACTACTTAATTTATTTATATGTTATAGACTCTCAACGAACCTTTTCCATAGATTTAACTTGGTTTCTTCCAAATTGTTTAATTTTGCAGTTTTTAACTCGTTTTGCATCTGCTCAACTTGAACTGCAGTAAGTATACCATTCTGATATACCCATTCGACTCCTTCCATTATTCCTTCAACGAATGCTTCAGGTGCAGACGGGTCTGCAACGATATCACCTGCTGTTGCAAGTTGGAAGTCCCCTTTTACCATTTGTGCGCCACCTTTCTGCTCTAGTGAACCTAGACCTCTAGATGATACACCTAGTTTTGCACCATCATTGATAAGTGCTTTAACTATTTCTCCATTAGGAGTACTTAATATTTTTGCTTTACCCACGTAATTTTTACCTTCGAGTGTAAGTGATTCTATTAAGTGGGAAACTTTGTCTAAGTTGATTGTTGGCCCTTCAGGATGTCCTAACTCTCCAAAAGCTCTTTGTTTTTCTACGAACTCCTTTGTATATCGTTCAACTTCTTTCTGCATTACTTCCATAGGATAGATTCTACCATTCCTATTTTTTATGTCTGCTTGCATAAAGACCCCTTCTATGAAGTAGTCTTTACCTTTACCATCTTTTGATTCGGTAATGATTGGAGATATTGTCTCGTTAAATTCAGCTATTAATTTCATTTATAATGTCCTCTAATTTTACTTCTTGCATATCGGATGATGACATAATAGATTTTATCTGTTTCATCTCCTTCTCTGCACTTTTTAAGTCTTTGTAAGGTTTCTCACTGAATAAATTACCATCAATATACACATTAACCTTACCTTTGTTATCAGTGTATATTATTTCTACTTTTGATGAACCAACTTTGGTTGCATCTCTCTTCAATTCTTTCTCCCCACGAGGAAGTTTAAACTTTGCCTCGTTTAGTTCGATTTGCATTGAAGAAAAACTTTTCATTACATCCCTTGTGTTTCTGCTGACTGATTCATCCAATCAACCTGTAGTTCTACTCTTTTCATGTCCACGGTCTCTGCAGCTTTCTGTTTGATACCTTGGTCTATTAGTTCTTTTGCATCCGAAAGATTACCAGTTTCTATGGTATCTACTATCTGTTTTGCTATTTCACTACTCATTATTTATATCTCCTAATATGATGAAAAACCGTCATCGTCTTGGTCTGGCATTGTTTCTTTTTCAGTCTTCATTTGCTGGTCAAGAAGTTCAATGTCCTCTTCAGTTTGTCTAAGTATATACTTTCTTACATATTCATGTGAGAAGTATTGACCGACATACTCTGATGCACTTTGTAATGCATCTAATCTTTCTTTAAAAATCTCTTGTTCTTTTAGTTCTGTAAAGTGATTATCTGCAGTAAAGTCGTATTGGATAAAGTCTTTAAACTTATCAAATTCTTCTTGACTTACAATCTCTTTAAGAATAACTTGAGTTCTTAAAATGTCTGTAAATGTTCTAGCAAACTTCTTCTGAAGTCTGTT